CGATAGAGGCACATCAGCCCCATATTCATTAAAAGGATTTCAGCTAGAGTTTCAAGCTGACGCAAGGAGATAATAAATGGCAGGTTATACTAGACAATCCAGTTATGCTGACGGTGACATTATTGATGCAGCCGACAGTAATGATGAGTACAACCAATTACTAGCAGCATTTGTAAATACATCAGGTCACAAGCATGATGGCACAGCCGCAGAAGGTCCAGTCATAGGATTGATTGGAGACCCCGGCGTTGTTGCTCCAAAGAACAAAGTTGTAGTAGACGATACTAATAACCAAGTAGAATTTAACATTGATGTAAGTGGCACAAGCACAGAACAGTTTGTTGTCAAAGATGGTGTAATTGAACCTACTACAGATAATGACATTGACTTGGGTAGTAACTCTAAGCAGTTTAAAGATGCCTACATTAATGGTACAGCAAACATTGACGCACTTGTAGCTGACACTGCCGACATTAACGGTGGTACAGTAGATGCCGTAACATTAGGTACTAATAGTGCAGTCACAGAAGCACAAGTAGATAATTTAAATCTTAACGGTAATGCGATTACCAGTACAAATACTAATGGCAATATTGACTTAACACCAGCAGGTACAGGTGAAGTAAACATTTCTAAAGTAGATGTAGCCTCTGGTGAAATTGATGGCACAGTAATCGGCGGTAACTCTGCTGCTGCAATTACAGGTACAACAGTTGTTGCTAATACTAGCATTAACATTGCAGGTGACGGTGCTACCGTTACAGGCATCAAAGATGAAGACAATATGGCATCTAACAGTGCCACTAAACTAGCTACACAACAGTCTATTAAAGCCTACGTAGATAGTCAAGTAACTGCACAAGACTTAGATTTTGCAGGTGACAGTGGTGGCGCACAGAATGTAGACTTAGATAGCCAGTCACTGACCGTAGAAGGTGGCACAGGCGTTGATACAACAAGTTCTGCACAAAAGATTAGCATTGCTATTGACAGCACTGTAGCAACCCTTACAGGTTCACAGACGCTTACTAACAAGTCTATTACTGCACCAGTGCTAACTGGCTCTGCATCATCTGCTGGCTCTATTCTATTTAAAGAAGATACAGATAACGGCACTAATGCTGTTACACTTATTGGTCCTGCTGCTACTGCAGATGTTACAGTCACACTGCCAGCAGCTACAGATACTTTAGTAGGTAAAGCTACTACAGACACACTTACAAATAAAACCTTGACAAGTGCCGTACTGAATAGTACAATAAGTGGAACTTCAATTAAAGACGAAGACAATATGTCTTCTAATAGTGCTGACCACTTAGCTACACAACAATCCATTAAAGCATATGTAGATACACAAGTAGCTACAGTACCAGTAGGTGATATTACTTCTGTAGTCGCTGGTGCAGGTATGACAGGTGGTGGTACATCAGGTGATGTTACACTTAATGTTGTAGGTGGTACAGGTATTACCGCTGATGCTGATGAGATTACTATTGACTCTACTGTAGCTACACTTACGGGTACACAAACACTAACAAACAAAAGTATAACTGCTCCTGTACTTACAGGTTCTGCGTCTGCCGCAGGTTCAATCCTCTTTAAAGAAGACACAGACAACGGTACAAATGCAGTAACACTTATCGGACCTGCCGCTACTGCTGATGTAACTGTAACACTACCTGCAGCTACGGATACACTGGTAGGTAAGGCTACAACAGATACTCTTACAAACAAAAGCATTGATGCATCTCAGCTTACTGGCACTGTAGCTAATGCAAGACTAGATGCACAGCTTCAAGACGTAGCTGGACTAGCTGTTACAGATGGTGGTTTTATTGTAGGTGACGGTTCTAACTTTGTACTAGAGACTGCAGGTACTGCACGTACTTCACTAGGACTAGGTTCTGCTGCAGTATTAACAGCAGGTACATCAGCTAATAATGCAGTACAGCTAGATGGTTCTGCAAGACTACCGGGTGTAGATGGCTCTCAGTTGACTAATCTACCAGCAACAGGTGCATCTGCTGGCTTCGCAGTGGCTATGGCGATTGCACTTTAGCACTTGACAAACGCATAAAAGTATGGTATAATTATACTTATCTTAATTAGGAGATGAAATGGCACAGGATTTTGAAAGAAACATTGCAAGGAATGTTGGTACAGGTCTAACGACTACTATATCATTAAAGATGCACCTATCCCTGTAGGTTCAGCCCTGCAGGTCTTAGATGGCGGTGCAAAGGTTGTAATGCAAGCAAGTGATGTACTCAAGGTACAGAGTGATACCGCAAGCAGCGCAGATGTTTGGGTTTCCGTAGTCGATACTATTAGTTCATAAGGAATAGATAATGCCGTATATTGGTCAAAAAGTTCCGGGTAGTTATCAAGCCACTAAAGCAGTACAACGCTTTAATGGTGACGGTAGCGATACCACATTCACTGACATTTACTGCCGCCCCTTCCTCTGGCACTGGTAATATCTTTGTGAATTACCTTGCCCCACAAGCGGGTACGATTACACCAGCCGCTGAGAACAAAGGCAACTTTAAGGCAGGTGGCCTATTCCGTACCAACGCACAATCCCTTACAGCAAATACAACCATCCTTGCTACAGAAAACGCCAATGTAACTGGTCCGTTTACTGTGGCTTCTGGTGTTACATTAACCGTTGAAAGCGGTGGGACATTGGTGACGCTATGAGTACATTAAAAGCAGATACCATTCAGAGTACAGGCGGTGGTGCGGTTACACTGACTAAGCAAACAGCTTCAAAAGCTAGATTTACGGTTAATCAAGCGAACAATACTACACCATTGTCCTCGTTCAATATTTCTAGTTTAGTGGACACATCTACTGGTAGAACGACATACAATCTTACTAACGCCTTTTCTTCTGCAAATGAACATTGTTCTGTGGGCATAGGCACAGATTCAGCCGCTTTTTATGACTACACAATATATGGTCAAGCGGCAGGAAGTGCTACTTTTGCTCAAGGTGCTTCAGCGCACGATGTTGATTTTGTGTCAGTAATAGCAGATGGAGACCTAGCATGAGTGAAGTAAAGACAAATAAAATCAGCAGTCTTGCTAGTAACAACGACATCACGATTGACCCTGATGGCACTGGCGACACGATTATTGCGTCAGGCAACGTGGGCATTGGTACTGCGTCACCAGATAGTCTCGTTCATCTAAGTGGTTCAAACCCAAAACTGCATATTAGAAATTCTAGTGACAGCAATAGAGGTGGTTATCTTCAAGACAATGGAACTACCTTTGTACTTGGTAGTAACAGTGGTGTACGAAATTTAGTATTTTCTCCAGACAACACAGAACGGATGCGGCTAGATACGTCAGGCAAACTATGTGTTGGTACAACAGCAGCCGTTAGTTTGGCAATGCTTACTCTTCAGCCAGCTGATACAAACAGAATTATAAATACTCGTTCTTTTAACACAAGCGCACAATATCATCACGTTTTTGAAAATAACTCTGGAACGCTGGTTGGCGGTATTGTTGTTAGCACCACAGCAACCGCCTATAACACCTCATCAGACTACCGTCTAAAAACCGCAGTCACCTACGACTGGGATGCAACCACCCGCCTCAAGCAACTAAAGCCAGCTAGGTTTGAGTGGATTACTGATGGCGACGACGCTATTCCTGTCGATGGCTTTTTGGCGCATGAGGCACAGGCCGTTGTACCAGAAGCTGTAACTGGCACTAAAGATGAAGTCGATGACGATGGCAATCCTGTGTATCAGGGCATTGACCAAGCCAAACTTGTGCCATTGTTGGTCAAGACAATCCAACCTAGAACACAGCACCGCAGGGTCGCTGGATACAAGTTATGTGGTGCAGGGTAGTTTAAAGATGTGGGTTAATTTTAATGGTACAGGAACAATTGCAGTTCGGGATAGTCTAAATGTTGCCAGCCTTAATGACAGAGGCGCAGGAGACTATGACGCAAACTATACTGCTAATTTAAATGACGTAAATTATTCTGCAACTTGTGATAGTGGTGCGGATTTGGCACACGGTATGTTTCCTGTAAATCAAAGCATTACTTTGCAAACAGACAAACTTCCTATTGGCTGTCGTGTTACTGTAGGTTCTGGTACAGCGTATGAAGATGATGCAAGAGTTTTAGGACAAGTAAGTGGAGACCTCGCATAATGCAGACACCACAGTTTCAAGGCACACACCTATTTGACCGCCTATGCTGGGCAAAGGAAAACCTAGAAGGTCATCCGTCTGACTATCGCGTAGTTTATGAGGACAGCGTAGATGAGTGTGCAAAGATACTGGTTCCTGACCCTAACTGGATGGCGTGTGCGTTGCAGGGCGGTATCTTGCCTCCTGTTGAAGTGTACTGGGAACTAGCAAAAGATGAAGCACAACCAGACTTTAAGAAGCATACTCGTGGCTACCTGTTACATGACACCAAGCCTATTGATGCTCTAACCGAAGAACAAGCTATTGAATACTTAATTATGAAAGACTGCCCACAATCTGTATGGCAGAACTGGAATCAAGGCAACAAACCAAAGATGGTTATATGCCGTAAAGAACAGCTTCCCGGCTCACGTGAGTGGCGCAATGCTTGGAAGATTACTGAAGAACTTAGCGTCACTGATTTAGCAGCCTAAGAGGAGAAACCTAATGGCACAAACATACATCGTAGACAAGGACGGGAATCAGATTGATGCTTCAACTGCAACTGTCCCTGCTGACCGTCACTTCCGTGGTGCATGGTCATTGAGTGGTTCAGTCATCACAGAAGATATGACAGCAGCCAAAACAATCTTTCAAGATAAAATCCGTGAAGTACGTGGTCCACTGCTAGAGGCAGAAGACGTAGTGTACATGAAGGCACTTGAAGCTGATGACGCAGACGCAAAGGCAGCATCAGTAGCTAATAAAGCAGCACTGCGTGATGCACCTGCAGCTTCTGCAATCACTAACGCTGCTGACATTGCAGCACTCAAGGCAGCTTGGGATACAAACGTACTTGGCGATAGCCCATACGCATAAGGGAGATAGACTGTGGCGTTAACTAAAGTAAACGGCGGCGGAGTAGGCACACTATCTAGTGGGCTTACTCTAACAAGTGATGACC